CATTTACTAGCTGTGAGATACGACTCTGAAATTCGTTTCGTTTGACCTCGAGAGCAGCCTTATCTTCAGCTTCGCGCCCCGTGATGACGCCATGCTTGCGCGCCTGTTGGCTCCAGTCACTCTGCAATTCGTGAACGTTCAGAATCTTTTCGCCGCCGGGTCCGGTCATGTCGGACATGCGGAGATGAGCGAAAATGTTGGGCTCGTCGTGATGAGACCCTCTGAACGCTGGGGCGTCTTTCATCGCCGGGCCAAGGTCGTTGATCAAGAACCCGTGTTCCTTCATTTGCTGAAGGTTCTCTTCCGTAACCATGACAGGGTTAGATTCAGGAGTTTTTTCGCTAACCCTGTAAGTGATCATTCGCTTGCCCGGCTCTTCTACTTTTCCGACCGGGTGGTGCAGCACGACTTCGCGATAGTTTTCGCCGCCGGGAGTAACATAGGTCGGGTACTTTGGCTCGCGAACTCCCTCGTAAACGGTTTCCTGCGCCTGCGGCAGCTTCGACTCGAAGTGCTGCGCTAGTTCCTCCGCCGTCACTTTTTGGCCCGGCTGGAACGCTTTGGACACTTCCGACCAGTGCAGCTCCTCTGGATTCACCTTGTTCTTCATCATCGCGAGCATCTGCTCGATGGTGCCTTTTTGCTGTGGCAACGAGCGTGCCACGTCGGCGGCCTCGGAGTGCATCCCGAGTGGGTTTGTCACCCGGCGAGCTATGTTAGTAGCTGCCTCCTCCGCAGCCGCACCCGCGCGGCCCGCCGGCATCGGCAAAACGGCCATCGCGACGCCCTTCTTATCCCCAGCCCGGGCAGACTCCTGCGCCTGCATCGCCTGACCCAGAAGCGGCGAATAGCCAAGAATGTCCGCTACACCTTTTGCGAACGACGCGCGCTCCGGAGTGGGCTTGGCCTCAGACGTGCCGGCCAAAAATCCGGAAATTCTTTCCCGGATAGTCGGGTCATAGGAACGCATCTCGGCTTCGCGCGGCTGGGCGGCGCGGGCGGCGTCCAGAGCCTTCGTGATTTCCTGCGTTTCTGGTTGGGCGAAAGTAGGCAGCGGAGTGGTGGGCTTGTCGTCCTCGAGGAAGCTTACTTCGCCTTCCACCGGGCCGCCATCAGCGAACCCCGAGCTCACTTTTCGCCAATACTCGGGGCTGGTCGGGCCGATTTCTTCGTCGTCGGGGTTAGGAGCCGCAGGCGGCACAGGATAACCGCCGCGCATCGCCGTGACGAACGGAGCGGACACTTTGAGCCCGTAAGGATCGGTGTACGCGCCGGGCTGGTTCGTGACGGCCGGTGACGTCCCGATCATCATTTCGCGAATCTGGTCGAGGCTAGGAACGCCGCCGTCGGCCATCACCTGACGTCCAACTCCCGGCATGTACTTGGACGGGTGCTTGTCCTGCAGCAGCTTCTTGACCATCATTCGCCCTCGATTGGGGGTTCGTTGGACTCGAGACGAGAAAGCGCATCCTTTGACAGGAACTTTCCGATCAGCTTCGCCGCGTCGGGATTCTTGGCGATGTCGGCCGCGAGCTTCACCGCAGCAAGGCGCTCCTAGCTCTCGCGGTCCCTCTGGCGGTTCTTCGCCTCGAAAACGTCGTCTTGATTCTTCAGCTGCGCCCGCTGCATCTCTGACTGGACGCCAAGACCATCGACGTGGGCTTGGATCATCGTCTCGCGAAGTCGATTTTCGGAATCGCGCTGTTTGATTTGCGCGTCCATCGACTTTTGCTGCAGTTCCTGATGCTTAAGCTGCAGGTCGTGCTGCTTCAACTGCAGATCAACGACCTTGTTGGGATCGAGCGGCGTAGGCTTCTCGGCGTCGCCGCCCTGAATTTCGTGCTGCGTCTTGGCGACGTCGGCCTGCACTTTCATCATGCGGGCGTCAGCGTCCTGTTTCTTGATCTGGAGCTCGGCCATCTTGGCCTGCACTTCAGGCGGAACAGGCGGGTTAGGATTCGGCGGGGCGAAAAACTGCTCAGGATTGTTCCACCCGAGCGCTTTCAGCGCTGCGGTGTCAACCGCCACCGGGTCGTACATCTGAGGGTTGACCGACGCCAGCTGCTTCAGCCCCATCACCTTCATCAGGCGCTGAGCGTGCGAGGCGGTGTTGGGATCGGCCTGCGGCACGAGCTCGCAGTCGTTGAGCGCGCCAAGAAACGTGTCCTCGTTCCACTCGACGGTCGGTTTCTTGCACTTCTGCCAGAATGACTCCGGGTGTTCGCGGAAGCAACGAACCAAAAGTTGGAATTCTTCAGCCTGTGCAGAGTGAAGGCGCTTGTGCACGGCGTTCAGCACCTTGGTGGCCTGATCGATGAGCGCCAACGTCGTGCCGACCGGCGCGTCCTGCCTGCCCTCACCGACGGCGATTTCGGCCGTGCCGCCGACGCGCTGCCCCGTCTCCACCATGTTGGACACGAGGTTCATCATGGCCGCGCCCGGCTCTTTGTAGGGCAACGGCATGATGGCCTGATTGATAGGAACGCCACCGGTCTTGACCAGCGCGCCGCCGCCCGGCGGAACTCGGAAAATGTTAGTGTTCTGGCGACCGCCAACGTCCGACATCAGGAAGCCGGGGAAGTTGGCGTACATGCCAGCGTCTAGCATTTCTCGCCACGCCGCCGTAACCGCATTAGTAGTATTACCCAAGATATGTAGAAGACCAACATCATAAAAACCCAAGCCGGGTACAAAAGTGTACTTGACGAAATTAACGCGCGCTTCCGGCAGGTTGTGCGGATCGGATTCCGTTGGCTCATCGTAATTCCTCACGATGGACAAAATCTGTCGCGAGTCCTTGTCGATGGTGACGCGATAAGGAATCTCGAGGCCAGTCTCCTTGCCCTTGTGTTTGTGCTCAAAGCCCGGAATATTGAGCTCGCAGTAGCACTCATAAATCTCGTGGTCGCGATCCTCGATGTTCTTGGGATCGATAGAGATGCCCTGAACTTCCGCTTTTTCGCGCTTGAGAGCGTCGGGATCGCCAAAACTGGGAGTGCCCAGATCGACGTCACGGTAAACGTCGAGGATTTGCAGCCGCTTCACGGTGCTGGAGCGCATGAACACGCGATGAGTGACGCGCTTCGCGGTGCTCAGGTCCGTAGCGGAATTGTTGACGATCAGATCATCGGCGTCCACCGTCTCGCTGACCGGGCGGCCACGAAGTGGGCAATAATAGACCTTCTTGAACGCCGTGCCGCCAAAACCCAGCATGAACAGCATGCGGTCGGTGTCAGGGTAGTATTCTTTGGCCACCACCGTCAGATAATGATTGAGGTCGTTCTCGAGAGCCTCTGCGATCTGTTCCTGATCGGGCGACGTCTGGTTGGCGTCGTTGCGCACCTTCACCGGGCCGTCGGTCGGCAACAGTTCGCTGCGAGCGTTGGCCTGAAAGCGAAGAACAGCCTCAAGCAGTAGTGGGTGGCGAACTCGCGACATTCCTTCAACGGGAGCTCCGTCCGTCGCTCCCTGCAGACCCGGAATTTCGACTTTGAGGCCAAGAAGCTTGACGCCCTGCGCGCGGTCCTCGATCCAGTCCTTGCGACTCTCGAGGTCATCGCTGACGCCACGCAACAGTTCTTCCGCGATCTGATTCAGATCACCGTCGCCAATGTCGTCCACCAGATTGGCGAACCATTCCTTGGCGCGCTCCGCCTCAGACGTGGTCTCGATGGGCCTGCCGTCCAGAGAGACGCTGACCGAGCCGTCTTCGTGCTCGATGCGGACGACATGACCGTTCTCGTCGACGTCCGGAATGGCGTCGGGATCAACGACCTGAACTTGAACGTCGTCCTGCGAAAAAGATTGAGGCTCCGGGGGAGCCTCGCGAATCATCGAGCTTAGTCCCGGAACCATCGGCATTAGTCAACCCTCGTCGTTTGCTGTTCGCTCACGAGGCTTCCAATTTCCTCAACGAAGCGATCTATGCCCTCTCGAGCGGCTTCATCCTCAGACTTGTGAGAGATGCGGTAGACTCGCACGAAATCGTTCGGTTCTTGGCCCAGAACGTGCACCTCGAACGAGCCCAAACGGTGAGGCGTGGCGGGCTTGATCACCTCGACGTGCGCTCTACAATAAATCAAGATCAGCCTCTGGCGTCGTGACAGCGGGAATTTAAAACACTACCACACACTCAGGCTGGATACAACGGTTCGGGCGGAGCGCCGACGTGCGCCCTGTCGTTGTCCAAGCTGGCGGTCCACTCCGAGCCCCTGACCAACAAGCCCATGTCGCGCATATGGCGGATGGCCATGCTGGTGGAATCGACCAGATCGTCGTGCTTGCCGCGAGGGAATTGCGCCACTTGGTTGATCACCATGTCGGCCCATGACCTGTCAGGGGCGTGAATCAGCTCTTCAGCGAAAATGTGCTGGATGGAATACAAGCGAGCCAACTTGTCTTGCGCGCCCGGGTTGATCAGCTGAACGGTGAACTCGTCGTAGCCAAAAGACCTGCGCATTTCCTGCGCCACGGAAATGCCCGACGCCTTGCCCTCGATTAGGAGCTTGTCGACGCCGTAGACGTCCATCGTTTCCTGAATCTTGGATATCAGTTCGTGGAACTCGAGGCGCTCGTTCCACGCGTACATCAGCATAGCCTTGGGGTGGCCTTCCTTGTAGGTGCGCTCCACCATGGCCACGATTTCGTTTTCACGTGAAACAGTTCTGGTCACTTGGGCCGTGTTGTCTCCTCCCGACCAGACGCCCCACACCGTCATGGCCGACGGGTCGTTTTCAGTCTTGGTCGTATAAGCCGTATCGACGGAAGCCACGACGTAATCAAACGCCGGGTAGGAAGGCTGATCCCAAAGCTGCCACCATTCCCTCTTGATGACGCCGCCGCCTCGAGGCTCCGGGCTCTGCTGGAACTGACCAGCAGCGGCGTATGGGCCCATGACGCGCTCGTCACGGTCCACGACCTCTTCCGGGAATCGTTCGGGGAACAGTAACTCGCCTTCCTCCTTTCTCGGGTCTTCGTATCCGAGAAGCGTAGGAGCGGCTCGCGCCGGGTCGTAGCGCATCGGCAGCATGATGTGGTCGTAGCCAAGCTGCTTGTCCATAATGACGCCCGACACGTCCTCTTCGTGCAGGCGCTGCATAATGACGATGATGGCGCTTTTCTTGGGGTTGTTGAGACGAGACGGAACAGCCTCGAGGAACGTCTCGATGGTGCTCTGTCTCATGGCGTCGGATTGCGCCGAATCGACGCTGTGCGGATCATCGATGATCACCCGGTCGCCACGAACGCCGGTCATCGATTCGAACGCCACCGCTTCGCGGAATCCTGTCGCCGTGTTCTCGAATTTCGTCTTGGCGTTCTGGTCGCCGGTAAGCTGCACCCGGTCGCCCCAGCGTTTTTGATACCACTCGCTCTGGATGAGGCGGCGCATCTTGGTGGAGTCACGAATAGCCAAATTCTGAGAATGCGACGTACAGACGAAGCGAAGGTGAGGCATGTTGCGCGGCCCCCATTCCCACGACGGCCAGAACACGTTGACCAAAAGGGACTTCATCGACCCCGGCGGAACGTTGATGAGCAACCGGTTGTAATACTCCTCATCAATCGTCACCTCGTCGGTGATCGCCTCGAGATGCGCGGCGATCAGATCGACGTGCCAATTATGCGAATAAGGCTGACCCGGTTCAACGACGCTCCACGCCTGACGAATAAACTCAGTCAGACTGATTTCCGCCGCTTCCTTCTTCTCGAGGAACTCCAAACGAGCCATCGCTCTGTCTAACCATTGTAAGTCGTTCAGCGATAGCCTGTTTAAGTCCTTCTGCGTCAAGCTCAGCGAATTCACCGGGAGCCCCCACTTCCTTACGGTCAACGAACATTCCCACTTCTTTGCCAAGCAATTCCAAAGCTTTGTTGGCGACGCTGCCCTCGTAACGGAATAACCCTCCGTCCTTGGTGGGCGGAATGATCTGCATAGCACGCTGAACGTTGAGAACGAGATGATCTAAAACCCATTCCCTCGTGACAAGAGAGCGCTCAATTATCTTTTCCCTGACGCGTGCTGTTCGCTCAATCGACTTCTCTAGCGTTTTTTCTTCAATCTTAATTCTTCTGCTTTGAAGTTCCGCAATTCTAGCGACAACGTGAGGCTTTTTTGACAAGACGTTCGCCGCTTGTGGCGTGCCAGAATAGCCAGCGGAAATATAGGCGTCATTAACACCCATGCCAATTGCA